ATGTTATCGTAGCCACGGTAAAAAATATTATTTTTGAATCTTAAAACGTTTGTATAGAATGCCATTATGTAATTATTATACCACACTTTTTCATAAATGTAAACAAGTTTTTATTTAATATGTTAATTAAACTGCGAAGGATTCGCCACAGCCGCACTGTGCTGTGGCATTTGGATTTATTACTTTGAGATACGAACCGCCAAATTCTGTAACATAATCTACCGTACATCCTATGACGAACATCTCTGCTAGTTTATCCAGAACTAGTATGTCTTCTAGGAGTGTGCCTTTATCTGTTTCATCAGTCATACTCCATTCGTACTGAAAACCAGAGCAACCACCGCCAAGAACTCCAAGGTAAGCGTATCTCTTACCATTTTTCTTGGTAGTGGTTGTTAAATAGTCTTTAGCACTTTCTGTTAAAGTTATCATTTTGGTAATGATGCATCTATCCCTTTAACATATTTATTCATGCCAAGTAGCTCGCCGGTAGTATATTTTCCACCAAATGGATCAAATGTTCCATTTTTTATATTACCTTCAAGTTGAGCTGCTAAAGCTGCAACGCTTGGTGGCATATTAGTGTATGGTGCCATTTTTACCATTCCACTCTTCATATCACCCCAAGTGTCTGATTTTTTCCAAGTTCCATCTAAAACGGCTTGAACTCTTGCCACGTAGTATGGAGCCCAGTCATCGATGATGGCTGTTAGTTGAGCTTTTGGCGCGAACTGAATCATATCAGATGCTTGACCAAAAGCCATAACACCAGCTTTTTCTGCAATCTGTAGAGCAGCTGGACTGTCTGTATGTTGAGTAATAATATCAGCACCTTCACTTATCAATACCTTTGCGGCATCGCCTTCTTTTACTGGATCGTACCAAGTGTTAACCCATACAACATCAATGTCAAACTTTGGATTTACTGACGTAGCACCTAAGTAAAATGCATTGATTCCTCTTACTACTTCAGGAATTGGAAATGATGCAATGTAACCGGCCTTACCGTTCTTGCTCATATGACCTGCGATTACGCCTTGAATATATCTACCTTGATAAAATTTAGATGAATATACTGACATGTTATCGTTAGTTTTATAACCTGTTGCATGTTCAAATTTTACGTTCGGAAATTCTTTTGCAACTTTTAACATCGGTTCCATATAACCGAAAGATGTTGCGAAGATTATATCCGTACCTGAATTTGCCATAGCTCTTATAACAGTCTCGGCTTCTGGACCATACTTAACACTTTCAATAAATGTAGTTTCCACTTTATCGCCGAAAGCTTTTTTAACAGCTAATCGACCTTGTTCATGCATGTAGGTCCAACCATGATCTCCAACCGGTCCTACGTATACGAATCCAACTTTTAGTTTATCTGCAAAAGCTGAAAAACAGAATAAAAAAGACAGTGCTAGCACTGCCAAGTGCTTTAAAGGTTTCATTTTTTCTCCTTATCTTACTCTTGAAACTGAGCCATTTGATTTAGCCAAGAAAGCCTCGAAGTCGACTTTTGGATAATCTTTTTGTAAAGATAAAAAAGCCTTTAGATTAGACTTAGCATCATCAAATAGCCTTATACGTTTATATATCTTTTGATCTAAGTATTTTCTAAAAATAACTTTTTTATTTTCAGCAGCTGGTCCTGAACCTAGGTTACCAGCTCTTTCGACATAGATTTTATCTATATCGATTCCTTGATTTCTAAATGTATCTAGAAATAATTCTTTGTCATCGAAGTTAGGTCTTGCAGTTACTATAATAACTTTTGAACCTTTTTTGGTAGCATTCTTAAGAATGACTTTTACTTTATTAATCATTCGCGCGATTGGCGTTGATGTCCTGTTAAATACTTCGGCGTTTTTGAATTCGCCGAAATCAAATTCTTCTCCAGCTTTTTTCTTATATAAGTTAAACTGCTGGTTATCCAACTTTTTAATGACTTTACCATTCTTATTAATCACTTTCACTTTAGCTTTAGTTTTAAACATAGTTTCATCAACGTCAAACATTGTAAGACCAATTCCTGAAGCTTCTTCTAAATATGTTAAAAACTTTTCCATTATTAGTATTCTATCATATTTTTAAGTGTTTGTAAACGTTTTTTCACTTAACTTGTTAACTTTTGTAAATCTTTTGTATATGATCCTCAAACTGCTCTACTTTTTCTAATCTATTTGGCCAAAGGATGTACTCTTTCTCTGGATTCTTTTTAAGATTAGTAAGCAATGGAACAATAGCATTAAATAGCTTGTCTAATTTATCCTGTACAGACGTGGCAGTAGACTGCGATTCTTCTGCTTTTTTATTTACTTTTTGTACGGCCTCGAGTTCTTCTTCGTCTACAGCCGTAAAACCAAAATCAAAATCTAAATCATCACTCATTGCTCTCTCCATTTTTACACATTAATATGTGACCATGTCTAAAATTATTATTTTGTTGTAAAACTTCTATATTATGTTCATTTAAAAACTGGACAAAGTTTTCTAGACTTGCACTTACTGGATCTCTAGGTCCTTGCATTCCATCAAGATTGGCTAATCCATACCAGTCTAAAAACATTCTACCACCCCATGCTAATTGATTTTTCCATGTTTCAATACACTCATCAGGATTGTAACTATGATCAAATGCATTACTGTATAGTATGTCGAAGTTTTTTATCCATTCTTTCTTTTGAACAGCAAAGTCATGCTGTACTGTCATTTCAAATTGTGAAGCTGTATCGCTAATTTCAGTACCTATTACATAAGCATTTGGATAATGCAATTTGAATTCTTGTTGTTCTCCACCTCTTCTAGTACCATGACAAATAATTTTATTAGCGTGTAGCTTTACTGTCTTAATCCATTGTACTTGATCTTTTCCAGCAAATGGCCAATGTAGTTTTCTCTTGTTGGCTTTAGTCTGCTCAAAGACATATTCATCATAGTCATCATATTGATATACATTTAAAAGTTCATTCATGTTATGCTAATGCTCTCATTCTCTTTACAAGTCTACCTGCTCTATTAGGCACTTGTCTATACCAAGCAGAATCAATCATCTCGTCTGCTGCTTTATTCCAATCTCTTGAATCGACACCGGACTTCATACCTTTAAATTTTGAGAGTCTTGGTCTACCAAGATTAAACATCATGTTTGCTATTATTAGTTGAGCTTCTTCTGGCAATTCATCGAAGTCATCATATAGTATTGCGCAGTCGCTAAGCACTGTTTCAACGTCTTCGTTGAAGGCTTCAATGACTCTATCTTCAGAGATAGGAGTTCCAAGTGCTGCTCCTGCTTCAGGATCACTGTCCCTAACCAAATGACCGATACCGAAAGTAGGATAGCCAAGGTGATCGTTATATATTTCATACTTTACTCCTTCATCCACTTCAAGTTCTTTTCTTAACTGTTCTATATTCATAATAGACCTCCTTACAAATTACTATTTATAATAAAAAAGGCGGGAAGCCCCGCCTTTCTTTATTTGGATATGTAGTCGTTTTCTTCTTCAGTATATGGCCACATTAGTACTTACCGTGATATTCATCGATAGTTCTATCGTTCATTCTTTGCAAAATTTGATTGTACTCTTTTTGCTGGTGAAAGCCTAAGTGGATCAACTCTCTTGCCACGCGTCTATTCGCGTTCATCTGCATTCCGAATTTAATCTTGTTGAGAGTTTTTTTGAAGAAAGACGCTACTGCGTCGCAGAATTTGCATGTATATGCATAAATTGCTGTTGTTGTCATTTAGTCCTCGTTAATTATTGAATGTTAATTGTACGAGGCTGCTTCTCTTCCGGTAAAACTACTTCGAGTTTGACAGTTAATATTCCATCCGTTAGATCGGCACCAGTTACTTCGGTATATTCCGACAGTCTGAATGACTTTTCAAACTTACGTCCACTAATTCCTTTATGAACGTATGCATCTGCTTCTCTACGTTTGTCCCTATCTCCTTTGATGGTAAGGATATGTTCCTTCACCTTTATTTCAATGTCTTTCTTATTGAACCCGGCAACAGCCATCTCGATGATGTACTTTTGATCGCCGTCTCTAACAACATTGTGTGGTGGGTATCCATCGTTTGCATGTACATGTATATCTTGTAATGCATCGAAAATATGGTCGAAACCTAAAAAAGCGTTCCTTGGGAAAACAAAATTTCCAGTCATAGTATCCTCCTATTAAGCAAGGTTATTGTAACGGACCCGAGTTATTCGGCATCCTATATTATATATAGTACTTTTTTTTCAAAAGTACATAGGTAAAGTTAATTTTTTATTCCATTACCTATATTATATTTCGGACAAAGTTCCCATTGTCCTTTATCCTTATAAGATATTATTTTAATTTGTCTTAGAGGAGCAATAGGATTTAAGTTGTTTTTATTATCTACTGTTAATAAACCCCAATCACTCATTAAGGTTGCTATTGTATTTCTTCTTGCAACATCATTTTCTTCTAAGTTAGATTTCTTTCCATCTAATAAGAATAATTCTTTAAAATGTACTATGAAGTATCGTCCTTGTTTGTGTAGAATGTGACATGATTGATAAAGTTTATTATCTTTACGAGATGCTACACCAATACGAGTTAACGTTTCTCTTATCTTTAAAAAATCATCTGGCTCATTTAACGTAACCTCTAACATATTGTTAGGGTTCCATTCTACTATATTATTTTCTTCCACCTTTGGCCACCTTAGTTTTCAATTCATTTATTTGTTCAGTGGATAGGAGTGTTAAAATTTGGCGGGCTTTTTCATTGCTGTAACCATAGTATTCTTTAACGATCTCCAAGTCACTTATTTGTTCTGGTTTAAACCATTTAGAAAACCTTTTACGTTTTCTAATTATATTTATAAAAAAATCAAATTGAAGGCGATTGTCAATATGATGGTTACGATTCATTTCATTTGCTGCTAATACTGTATCAGGAAAGTATGATAGTGACCTATTAATTAAAAAAGGATTATAAGCTTTTTCTGTAATGTCATCAATCATTATATCTTCTTTAGTATAATTTATTGCATCCGTAAATTTAAAAGGATTCATTTCGTTCTACTTTCTAGCATTGATTGAAACTCAGCGATAGTTGGTACTACAACTGCATCCCACCATTTTATAAAAGCATTGTAATCATTATCAAAGTACGATTCTTTTATAAACGTTTGTATTTGATCACATTCAAATGCCATAGAAGGTTGTATTAAGCTGTGTGCTGATAATAGCTCGCACATTGCAAGCTGATTAACAAACTGATTTATCATTTCCATTTCAACCATTTAATATTATTATAATCCTTTTTGCTAGATTTGTAAACCATTTTTTATCGTGGCCTTTAGTTGTTTCTGCTGCAGTACCTATTCTTATTCCACTTGTTTCTACAAAGTTACGTGGATCGTTAGGTACACCATTCTTATTAACTGTTATTCCGTTTTCTTCTAATCTATCTGCAGCTTCTCTACCACTAATTTTATTCTTACTTAGATCAATTAATATGATATGACTATCAGTTCCACCGGTTAAGACAGGTAATCCATTTTCTTCAAATGTTTTTGCCATAACTTTTGCGTTAGCAATAACATTCTTTATATAATCTTTAAAACTCTTTTCTTGTGCTTCAATATAACACTGTGCTTTTGCTGCAATAATATTCATTAGTGGACCACCTTGAGTCCCAGGAAATATTGAACTATTAATTTTTTTAGTTAAATCACCATCATTCCATAATATCATTCCACCTCGAGGACCACGTAATGTTTTATGTGTAGTACTTGTTACTACATCTGCATAAGGCAATGGACTAGGGTATTCTTCTGCAGCAATCAATCCACTATAATGTGCCATATCACATACTAACTTAGCACCAACCATGTTAGCAATATATCTAAAACTTTGCCAATTTATTTTTCTTGGATATGCGCTTGCACCTGCAACTATAACTTTAGGTTTGTGTATTGCTGCAATCTTTTCTATCTTTTCATAATCTATCAAGCCATTTTCTTTTACACCGTAACTTATAGACTTGTAAACTTTACCACTTAATGTAGGTGGTGCTCCATGACTTAAATGACCACCGCTTGCTAAATCCATTCCTAATATAGTATCGCCCGGATTCATAAGTGCCTGATAAACTGCAGTGTTTGCGTTTACGCCACTATGAGGTTGTACGTTTGCAAAAACACATTTATATAAGTTTTTTGCTTCTTCAATTGCTAAGTCTTCTATCTTATCCATGTACTTACAACCGTTATAATATCTTTTGCCTGGATATCCTTCTGCATACTTATTTGTAAATACACTACCACATAAATCCATAACAGCCTGACTTGCAAAGTTTTCGCTTGCTATTAATTCAATAGTGTTATCTTGTCTTTTGATTTCTTTATCTAGAATTTTTTTAACTTTTGAATATATCATTCGTTACCTTTTCTGCTAGAGCCATTCCCATAGTCCAGCCTAAATGACCTGCACCACTATTTACCCATACGCCTTTTGTTTTAGTTACGATAGGCATCATATTCGGTGTCATCGGTCTTAAACAAGCCCAGTTCTCTGGTCTACTATCTTTAACAAAAGTATTTTTTCTTACCCATCTTCTTAATGGTTTTATTCTATCCATTCTAATATCATGATTCCAACCGGCCAACTCTGCGGTACCAGCAACTCTAAACACGTTATTTGAAAATGGTGATGCTACAATCTTTGCATCATCATCTAGTATTGATGTTGTTGGCATTTCTGTATCGTGATGATATGAAATAGAATATCCTTTTATTGGATATATATTCAAATGCGGTAATAGAAAAGACGTATAAGCACCAGCACATATGACTACTTCATCATATTCTTGTTTTAACTCATCAAGTGTTTTTGCATGATCTCTTTTACCAGATAAATATTTTATCTCTTTATTAGCAACTATCTTGTTTACGTTTATTCTGTAATCAAAATTATGATATAAGTAATTTGATATTTGTTGACAAAATTTATGTATGTCGCCAACAGAATCACCTTTAGTAAAAGTTGCACCTACTATTTCTTTAGTTTTAATTTTATACTTTAGTAAGTTACCTTTCTTTACGACTCTGCCCCAACCAGTATCTTTAAATCTTTCTAAAGTTTTTTGAGCTTTATACCAAGACTTTTCATTTTTGTATATGTGAAGTATTCCACAATCTTTCTGATTAAAGTCAAGATTCAATTCTCTAATTAATTTTTTATAAAGTTTTCTTGAGCGCAAACTCCATTCAATTGTTTTTCTTGTATTATAATCATATGAGTTTGTTATTGTTGCACCTATAAATCCTGCAATCCATTTTACTTTTTCCCAAGACCAATGATCCATTCTAAACGCAAGAGGTGCACCAGCTTTGTTAATCCACTTGATACCTTTTATAATATTACTGTATGTGTTCCAAACTTCTGCATTACAAACAGAAAGCTGACCTCCATTGGCATAACTACACTGATGAGCTATTCCTTCTGGATCAAAAAGTCTTACTTTATAATCTTTTTTTGCTAGAAAGTACGCCGTGGTTACACCAGCAATACCACCACCAACTATTGCTACGCTTTTCTTACTGACCAATCTTCCACTCCGCCTATATAATTTTCATAATCTAATTCACTTACCACGTGCTCGTAAGTAAGTTCAGGTGTAGGTACTTTATTTACATGAGTATTATTCCAGTAAAGCTGTGGTACCGTGCGATGTCCTTTTTGTTTTAAAAAATCTTTGGCAAACATATCATAACTTACGTTTATTTCTCTAAAATCAAAATCCCATTCAACTAACTTTTTTTTCATTTCTTTACAATAAAAGCAGTCATCTTGAGTGTATAAAGTTAATTTAATTGAATTGTACATCTGACATAACCTCCGTTAAACATGCTACTACATTAAGTTCATGATCAGCAACAAATGCATTTTTATATTGATAATCAGCTAATATAAGTACAAGTTGTGGTATCGACTGTGGTGTTACTTTATCTTGCATTCTATCATACACTGCTCTAAAGATTGCACTTGCATCTGTATCTATATTATTAACAACCCAGTTACGCATTTTCTTAAAGTCTTTTGATTTAAGAAACTTAAATAAGTCGTCATAATTTTTATCATCAAGTGCGTTTGTTATTCCTATATCAATAGCACCATTTACTGAGTATCTTTGTAGCTCATTCAGTATTCTACGCCAATCAGGTGCAAACTTCATAATCAAGTTTGCTAACGCATTATTATCGCACTTAATATTTTCTTTTTCTAATATATCTTTTGCACGTTCCATAAACGAAGTGCAAAGTTCAGCCATATCTTTTTTGCTAGTATTAAACTCATAGACACCACATCTTGAATGTAGCGGTTCAATGATTCGATTTTTAAAGTTACAAGTTAGTATGAATCTGCAATTGTTTGCAAACTCTTCAATAAATCCACGAAGCGCAGGTTGTGTGGATTGCGGATTTAAATAATCCGCTTCATCTAGTATTACAACTTTATAGCCACCTTGTAACGAAACTGTTGAAGCAAATTGCTTTATTTTATTTCTTAGCGTATCAATATTACCTTCTTCTGAACCGTTAATTAAAATATAATCGCAGCCGAGCTCTGTGCATAGAGCTCTGGCTACTGTGGTTTTACCTAAGCCTGCCGTACCGGTAAGTAACATATTAGGGAGTTCACCGCTATCGACAATTTTAAGGAAGGTTTCTTTTAAGTTCTTAGGTAAAACAATCTCGTTGACTGCTTTTGGCCTGTACTTTTCAACCCATAGAAACTGTTCAGACATTATTTCTTTTCTTCTGGTTTCTTTGTACTCGTATCTTTCATAGCATCCTCTTGCTGGATAGCTTCACTTATTTGAATGATTTGAATACATTGGTCTCTTAGTCCGCCAATGGTGGAAAGCTCTTCGCCTTTGAATCCACCTCTTTGAGTTACAGCATCAATCACTGCTACTGTACTTCTACTTGCCTTGTTTGCAAGGTCTTTTAATTGAGTTATATTATCTGACATGTCATGCTCCGTATGTTGAAGATTTTTCGACAGCAATCCAATACTTCAAATTATCCATACTAAATTGTGTCACTAGTTTTGAAGATATTTCTACATCATAGTCACCCGGAAGTAACTTAAGATTATCGAAATTTAAGATGAAGTTAAAAACAGCGTCCTGTTTAAATTCACCGTCCATATCAATAGAAAAAGCATTTGAAGTTGCATTTTGATTCTCAACTACTGAGAGACTTAATACACCATCTTTTGCTGTTATTGATAATTCTTTATGACCAAGAGTTGATGCAGCTTTCTTTAACTTGTTAAATGTATCATTATCAAGTTTAAACTTAACATCAGCCTCTGGCATTGAAAGTGTCTTTTGTTGTTTTGTTAATGTTTCTTTTGCCGCAGTAAAATATTTTACACTTGCTCTTCCACTTTCATCTGATAAAGTAATATATTCGTCTTTAAAGTCGAGTGTTGGTTTTTGTACCAAACTCATTGCGCCTATAAATTCATTTAAATCATATATTCCTATTTCTTTAGGAAATGATTCAGCAATTGTTGCTGTAGATAATATAGTACGAGATTCATTTACAGTCTTAATAACATTACCTGGTTCGATTAACAGGTTTTGATTTATTGCTGAATAGTTTCGAAGTATATCGAGAGTAGTATCACTTAGTTGCATAATAAACCTTCCTTTTCAATTATTATTATATAATAACACATTATATACTGAATGTACACAGTTATATTTTCATTTTAGAGAAATTTCTTTCTTTTATGAATTCTATTTTTGATTGAAACTTACCATCTAATATATCACCTTTATGTGATATTATAAATGTATTTGTATCATTATCTAAGGTATTTAATATTTTTAATAAATTTTCAATACCGTCATGGTCTAATGATGAATCAAACGTTTCATCTAATATTAATAAGTTAGTTGCGACAGAGTTTTTCATCTTTGCTATCTGTCTCCAAGTAAACAATAAAGATAGATCGATTCTTTGTTTTTCACCTTCACTAAAAGAATCATAAGTAAAGTCATCTCTGTGTCTTGATCTTATTGTTTCATTAAAGTTCTCATCAAGATTAAATGAAACAAAGAAATCAAGTACTTGTAAATATTGATTTACTAATTTATTAATTACTGGCAGATACTGTTTTATTATTTTAGTTTTTATTCCAGTATCTCTTAACATTTCTGCTATAACATTATTATAACTATATTGTTCATTGACTTTTAATTTTTCTTCAAACAAAGATTCTTTATCTACGTTCATTTGTTGCAAATCGTTTCTGGCACCTGTTAAGTCTGCAGCAACTTCACTTTCTAAATATCTTTTTAATTCTTCGTTACTTTGATTAAGCGATACTATTTCTCTGTTATTAGCATTCATAGTATCTGTCTTTTCTCTTATCTTCTTTATTATTTTTTCTATAGACTCAATTTTATTATCAATAACGCTACCGTTACTTTCAACCATTGTTAATGTTGATTGAACTTGATAAGCTTCATTCTTTGTATCAAGTATAAGTTTATCTTTATTTTCTATAGTTTGATCGCATGTAGGGCATACATCATTTTTTTCTAGAAACATACCACGTTTAGCAATACCTTTCATTTCTTGTTTTACTTGTGCTATGTGTGCAATAACATTATTTTTTTCTTTTTGCAAACTCTTTAGTTCATCGCTTGCAGTATTATTTTCAAGTTCTTTACTTATATTATTATTTTCATCTTGCAGCTTCTTTATCTTTTCTTTACCTTTTTTAATTTGCTTTTCATACTTACTTTTATTTTCTTCTGTAACAGCCGCAATATCTCTTATATATTTTGTTTGCTGTTCTATCTTACTTTTAATTATATTAGTATCATTGTTTATACGACTAAGTTTTTCTTTTAAAACAGAATTTCTTTCACGTAATAGTATATTCATTTTTGAAAATATATTGATGTCCAGAAGATCCTCGATAACATTCCTACGATGTCCAGCATTAAGTTGCATAAAAGGTATGAAAGATGAACTTCCTAGCACAACTACCTGATGGAAACTCTTATGATTGAGTTTCAAAATATTTTGTTCTAGAATCTTCTGGTATTCCATGGCGTGTGACGATTGATTAATCATCGTACCGTCTTTCCATAT